GTCGAATCCTGGGCAAACTTTTGAGGGAAATACTCTCTCATTCGTTTGTTAATGTTATTATAATACTCATCACTTTCGGTTGCAATACCTTGCCTGATAAGTTCATCATGAATAGTCATTGCTGCTCCTGTCATTACTTGATCAGAGCCAAACCACTCATTTTTAGAAGCCCAATCTTGAGCTTTCTGACTTATTACCGGCTGTTCACCAGGTATTGGTTCCTCTTTTGATGTGTCTTCTTTTTTGTTTTCTTCTTGTTTTTTCTGAGCTTCTCTCTCTTGTAACGTTAAGTTAACTTTTTCATTTTCAACAGCTAACTTAGTCATTTGTGAGTTTATCTCAGCTACCTTTTCAGCATCCTGAGACTCCATAGCTTCTTTAAGAGAAGTTTTAAGCTTATCTTGTTCAGAAGTTACTCTAGCTTGGATTTCTTTAAGGTAATTATTATCAGTTTGCTCAAGTTTTTCTTCAACACCCTGATATTTCTTTTTTAGTCCTTTAGCATAGTTAAGCGCAGCTTTTTCTCTTCTCTCCGCCTCTTTTGCTTGAAAAACTAATTCGTTGATTCTTTTCTGATAATTAGATTGTTTATCTTTTAAATTAGCAGGTTTAGATTCAACTTCTTTTTCCGATACTTCTACTTCAGTTTTTGGCTCTTCCTTTTTTTCTTCAGGTTCTTCCTCTGCTGGAGTGTCTTGTATTGGATCTGTGTAACCTAAATCAACATTTTCTTTTTTTGCAAATGCTTCATCAGGCTCTGCTGGTTTATCGACATTGATGATTTCCTCATTAACACCATCAGTGTCTAGCTCAACCTCTTGTTGAGACTTTTGCTCTTCTGCCATTTTACCCTCCTAGTAATGGTGCAAAATATCGGCAGGATTAGATATGGTAGCGATGATTTCATCATCGTTTAAGATCCGCACTTCTCCGCCATCTATTTTGAATCGAGAGCCTGCGTATCTTCCGAAGATAACCCAATCTTTTTCGTTGCACCATTTACCTAAAGGAAATTTTTCTTTGTCTCTATAACAAAGATTTCCCTGTTTAAGCACTAGGCCAACAACAGTAGTGAGTTGAATAGTTTCTTGTGTTTGTTCACTAAGATATAAACCACCCTTAGTCTTTTTAGGACCAGCATACGGAAGAATTAACATTCTGTAACCCGTAGGTGTAGGTAATCTATCTAATAATGATTTGTCTATTGCTTTTTCGTCTAAGACTTTTTTGACTTCAGCTTCGTCTTTGTAAGCTTTTTTCAATGTCTCAGTCCGTTTCGGTTGCTCCGTGGACTCTGTCATTTTATTGCTCCTGTTTTTTAAGCAAGTCTATTATGTCTTGCTGCAAGTCATCAAGTGACTTGATCTGTCCTCTAATATAGTGAAGGTCATTTGTATTGTCAACATCTCGGACCAAAGTTTCTTTTAAACGTTCTCTTCGTCTATTAATAAGTTTTTTTATAATATCGTTTGAATTAGTATCAATTGCCATTTTTCTCCATACACACTTTGTTTTCACCTCCGCCTAATATTTTGAAACCAAAATATTTTAAAGCTTCAGATATAAGCTTCATATTATAATAACCGTAATCATCAAACACTATTCTTGTTTTATCAGCAGCTCTTTGAGCAAACCAAATACCCTCTAATAAAACATCTTTTGTAGTATGTGGTCCATCTAAAAATACAAATGCATATTTAAGATTTGAATAATGATCGTTAGCCATAAATTCAGTATCTGTCATATTAGCAAAGTGAAATTTGTCTGAATAATATCTAAAATCATGTAACATCTGATCTCTCATAGAGTCAGGGTATGTTGGACCTTTACCAGGTTCTAAATTTGGCCACTGAAATTTTGAATCATCATCAAAATGTTGGTATTGTCTATCACCATACGGATCAACCCCTATGTGCATATAATTATTTTCTACAAGATCCATTATAATCTTTGAACCCATGCCTTCACGCACACCTATTTCACAAGAATAATTTCCGTTGCAATCAAATCCTGCTGACCATTTTTTTAATAATTCATAATCAGCACTGTCGCCTCGAATCATATTTATTTTTTGCCGTTACGGAAGATTTGAGTTCCCTTTATTCCAAAAATACTCGCTACAACCAAAATCCACAAGTTTGTGAACCATGATGGGAGCGACTGGAAATGGTCAAAGAAAATTTTTACCTTGTCCATCGCAGAAGGATCGTCAGATATTACCGCCCAAGCAAGCACAGCTATCGGAGCGCTTAATATAAGTAAAACAAATTCGTCTTTCCAGTCCGATTGTCTTGCTTCTAACAGCTTACCTTGGTAAGCCTCTTCGCCTCGAGCTTGTCGCTCAGCATGTAGTAATTGTGCTTCTGACATTGCCATCTTTGCCTTCTGTCTATTTGCGTAAATTTTAGAACCAGCTTGAACTGCAACTTTAATCGCGCTTAACCACATTTTTTAATACTCCATTTAGTTTTCTATATTTATCTCTTGCATTAGCATCTTCACAGTATTTTTTCAATACCTCATCTATTTTACATTTTCTTCTATGACTTAAGTAATTGTAGATTTTAAAGTAGATATTAACAGCTGCTTTACCTCTTGATCTCCATCTCCAGCTATCTAAGTGATGTTTCTCTCTAGGTTTAATATAAACTACAGAGCCAGTGCCAAAAAATTTATGAATTCTTTCAACCACGTCTTTGTCTGTCATTTCTACAGACACTGAGGGTATTGAATAATCTTTTTTTGTTTTTTCGTATGAAATATAGCCCTCACCATCGATTATGCCAGCGAAATATGCTTCTTGATTAGACTCTTTTTTTTCTTTTATTGGAAATTTTAATACCTTGCGGGTTTGGTCCTCTTTTGGGTGGTGGTCCAAATTTTTTTCCACCACTAAGACCTTTTCTTTTTCTTCTTGACACTTTTTATCTTTCCTTTGTTTAATGAAGCATAAAAAACTTCTTCACCTTTTTTTGATCCGTATGTTGCTTTCATAGATTTCATTATTTTTTTACCTTTATCGTTTAATGGCATTACTTTCCTTTCTTAGGGAACTCTTTTAATTTTTTATTTATTGTTTCTGCAGCAGATTTGAAAGCTCCAGACGTGCTGACTCCTGCAGCTCTATTTTCTTTGTACTCCTTCTCAAAAAGTTTTTGAAATTTTTTAGAAGCACCCTGAACAATGGGTCTTCCGTATTTATAAGCTATTCCAAAAAAATATTTAGGCATTATTTTTCTAACTTTCTCTCTGCAATATCTAATCTTTTATCAGATTGTTCATCTTGCTGAGCTAATCTATTATATTCTAGGTCTAATTTATTAGCTTGTCTTTGATTTTCTTGATCTTGTTTAAATCTTGTTTCATCTGCTTTTCTTTGCATATCCATTGCTCTTAAATCGACCTCTTGTTGTTTAATTCTTACAAGTGGGTCTTGTTTAGCTTTATTTGCCTCCATCTCACCTTTAACTAATTCAGTTGTGATCTCTGCTGCAGCTGTCGCTACGGCATTTTCAAAAGCGATTGCAAAAGATTGTGGGTCTTCTTGTTGTAATCTAAGCATATTTGGATCTTGTGCCATTTGTTCTCTAACTTCTTTCCTAGCTTTGAAAGAAATGTGGTCAGAAACATGAGATTGTAGTAATGCGTACACTGCAGGATTGATTTGAACCATTCTTGATTCCATAAATGCTGTGTGTGCAGCTATGTGTGCATCATGATCTTGGAATTCAAAGGCTGTAAGTAATTGCATTTGTAATGCTCTAGCATTTTCTTTAGCTGGATCTAGTGGTGTAGGTTGTTTTTTAGGTGGTTTTAACAAAGTATCTATTTGTTTTGTGCCTAAAGCCTCATAAACTCGTCTGTATGCTTCATGAATGTTGTGTAATTGTGGATTTGAGCTAGCAATTTGCAATTGTGTTTGTGCTAAAGTCACTCTTTGAGCCATAGACATGATATTTGGGTCTGCAACAGGTAAAATATCGACTCTAGAATCAAAATCTAGTGCTTTAATCTGTCTTGGACCACCATAAACTTCATATGGATACTCAGGTGGCAAGTATTCTGAACAAATTCTTGCTAAAATTTTAAATTCCATACGCATTGCATAGTAACAACGCTTATGAACACCACTCATTACCCTAGAACCACGTTCTAGTAAGGCAATAGTTGTGCCCACAGCCCTGTTCTGCGTGTCATTTCCTACTGCGGTATCGGTTATCGCAGCAAATTTTTGACCCGCTTGCACTACAAAACCTAAAAGATTGAATAAAGTTGTACTTGGTTCTGAAAAAGGCAAGTTAAAAAATTGATCTCGGATGTTTCCGCCTGGTGCATCTACGTCTCTGAACTCTCCAGGTTGTATTGGTTGGTCATCATCTCGTACTCTAATACCTCTAGACTTAAATCCTGCTGGTAAATTTTTTAAAGTTCCTGCATCAATCAATTGTCTTAAGGCTACAGTAGCTGCTCTAGATAAACCACCAATCGTGTGAATCAAACCAAAGCCATAAAAACCTAAACCAGGTAAAAATTTATAATGAACAAAGTTTTCTACTCTAGCATAATTAGGATCATCTACTCTGTAGTTTCTATAAATAGATAGAACCTCTGCAGAGCTTTCGTCAATCGTTACAATGTATGGAATCTTAATTGCTTTTTTAGATCTTTTGTCAAAGTTTTCATAATCATCTAAATTTAAATCTACATGCATTTCTAAAACGGTATGGATGTAATCTGTAAATCCTGGTTTTACACCATCTAACTCATCAATTTTTTGTTGGAGATCTGTATCTTGAACATTAGGTTTAGGTAATTCTATATCTCTATAAAATTCTGCTGCCATTTTTTTATTTATTTCATTCTCCGTCATTTTTATAACGTGAGTAATTCTTCCAGCATCTTTTAAATCAGATGCATAGTAAGGCACCACTAAATCTTCAGCTGGTATAAATTTTGATACAGGTCTATTTAAAAATTCATCATAATAAACTTTTTTAAATGTAGATCCTGAAAGAGGTAGGTAATATAACATCTGATCCATGTCAGTCGTGTAGTCTTCCATCTTCTCCATAAGTAGATAGTTCATATATTCTTTGACTCTATCTGCTTGTTGTTCGGTAGCCGGTGTTCTTAAGCCGACAACCTGAGTTCTAACAGGACCATCACTTGGTAAAAGTTCTTTGTATGCAGAAGCTTGGAATGTCGTAGCACTCTCACTTAATAACGGATGGGTGACACCGGATGCACCTTTAAAAGGCCGTGTCTGTTCATTGTACTTAACACCTAATAAATCTAAACCTTTTGTGTATCCTTCTTCCCAATCTTTTCTTGATTCTTTGTCTTTTCTGTACTCCGAGATTAACTCCATACCTAAACGTTTAAGAGTTCTCTCATCCATATCCTCAGCTAAGTTTGCATTAAAATCATCAACGACAGGA